CTCCGGAACGTCATAATCGGCTGAGACTCCCTCCATTTCAGGAGTTCAGCAGGCTCATTGAAACCCATTGAAGAAAAACTTATTTCTTCGGGATGACTTTGAGCACCCACATGACAACCTTGTCCAGTGTAGTCAAAAACTGGCGTACGGTCGTCAGCGAGAGCCAACCAAAGATACGGATCATGACGCTTCTCCTCTCTTTCATCAGGCACGAGCCTTAAGAATGAGAATCGATAAACACCATGACCAACATGCTTTGGCATAGCCCTACGAACGTATTGGAGAAATACCCAATGCGATAGGGTTGGACATTTTACACCTGCATCATCAGGGAAATCCAAAGGAACTAGTTTAACTGACCCAGTCACTTCTTCCAACTCTGAACACAGGTATAATAATGTCTTTTCGATTTCATACTCAGACCAGCGCACCAACAAAGTATTGATGTACTTGTAGAGTATGGCCTCGTAAGCAGTTTTGCTTACACTTGCCGGACCGCTCTGTGGTTGGAACGGTCGAACATCCACCCCGTTGTAATAATCACCACCACAGGACTCCATAAAATGGCCTTCGTGAAAGGTTTTATCAATATTAATCACGAAACCCAAGCTTTCAAAGACTGCAACGACCTCTTTATGCATACGGGTATGGTAAATCATATCATCACCGTATACAGAAATCGTGCGACGATCAGAGCGGCGAAACATCGTTTGCTCGATCGCTTTGAGAAGCGATAGGAAGACCAACGTTTGCAAAGGAAAGGTGTACCCAATGCCCATTGTGCAAAAAGTGAGACTTTCAACACTTTGACCATTTGGGAGATCGACTGTTCTAATACGTGATTGGTGAAGAATTTTTACCCAATCACTAGGGAACAGTCGTTCAACAAGCGCAACAGAAATTGAATCCGATGCGCTTGACAAGTCGGCCGTAACAAGTTTCCCTGTCACAGAACCACGACTTGCTAAGATACGATGTCTCGTTTGTAGAGACCTAATATCAAAGCCTTTGTCCTTCAGCCTCAAACGCATAATTTCGCCTAGACCGTAGCTCATGTAAGAGCCTATAGTCGTATTCGGCATGATCGCGCGCAAAGACTTAAACGTCTTGGGGACTAGCGTCAGCCTTAGGGAACTCGTCACTTGGTAAGTGGATCTTTTATCAAGATCACTACTCCTTTGGTTAGCCCAATAGTCTTGGACACACTGTATCTGACCCATTTCTGAATCAAACCAAGCAATTTGTTCAATGGACCCGGAAATAGGGAGTTCCCAACGGGCAGCTTCAGTTGCTGCTCTTGCTGGGACCCCTACCGTAGCCCGCTTTCCAAATTTACAGAGGTGGCGATGTTCTTCATCGCTGTACACGCCAAGACAATCGGCGATGTAAATTGAAGCCAAATTAAGAATGAGTTGCACATTAGCAGGCAACTCATCCAGATTTGTACCTTCAATTCGACACTGAGTTTCAGTAAATTTAGCAATTGCCATATTACTTAGCTCTTGATCGCTGTAGATATCGGTCTGATATCTATACCTCTTCAGAACTGACTTTAACTGATATGACGCCTTAAATTCGGCAACACCCATATCAGCGGTTGGTTCTGGACAACTGGTCCGAATCCGTGCAATGTCTCCAGCTCTAATTGCTAGCTGGAGATCACTGCAAAAGCACGGATCATTCAAGTTGGTTTGGAAATCCCTAAGTAGGGATAATGCCACGTTCGACATCATCCGGTCGACTGAATATTTCTCAGCCTTTTGTGGCTTCGCCATTTGCTACCTCCTTTGGTGGAAAGTAGTGAACCGACTCACTAGGTCATGGAGCCGGACGCCCAGAAAGCATCCGTGTCTGTGTCTGACAGCAGTTGCGCACCGATTTTATTCATCTCGGCAGCATTTGCAGCAGTTTCGGACGGATGCATTTCGCGCTCAATTCGGACAGTTTGAAAAATTACCTGTCCAGTGGACAGAACAAGAGGCTTGACATACGTCATGCTCTTCTTATCCTTACCATAAACGCCGGTCTTCGGATCGACAGCGGGCGGACGATATTTCACCGTCAACTGTCTACGAGTCTGATAGTCCGTATCTGCAGGAACTATCAGGTGAAGACCATTCTGGATGGTGACGCCATCATCAGCGAACACCTGGGCGGAGCCACCACTGGATGATACTGTGGTTGCGGCGAGTAAGGACATTGTTTTCAGTCCCATGGTAAACCTCCATTACTCCGACCTTAATGCTTGAACCGATTAATTAAACCAAGGATAGGTTTAATCGAAAGGGCCATAGCATCGGTCGAACGAAGTGCTGATAGCGTTTTAGCTGTCAACAACGGTGACGTTGCAACTGCTGGATTAATAGTCCTAACCAGAGAAAACGAGGATTTCCTCGATGACCCGGCTGATCCTACTTGCTCAGCTGGCTGACCGGCATAGGGGGGGATGTATACATTACCACTATACGTGGTAGTGCGCTCATCAATAATAGTGCTCCATGAACCTAAGATATTTAATCCGGGAATAGGAGACACAACCCTTAACCATGAACCAACGTTGACAAACCAGTCAGCAACAAACGACCAAGGCATCAACTCCCAAAGCGTAGCTGGGAAATCTTGAACCCGAAGGCCAAGAGTCCGCAACACAGCATTAGAAGCATCCATACTCTCACGAGTATATACGATGCCAGTACAAGCCCTCACATTTTGACTTGTGACAGCCGTACACGAAGCCTTCCAACCCGCAAGGGATCCGGAAAGCGGCACATGAGAAGTTACAGACTGCACGATGCGAGTCTGATTCTCCTCACCACGGGCTACAAGGCGCAGCTTTTCAAAGTTGTCCCGATATTGGAACGCCTCTTCGAACATGCTCTTTGCATCGAGCATAATCGGCTGCCAACCGTAACGATACTCTAACCATGCACCTCCAATGGCTCGAGCTTCACTAGCGGTTGTTTTTCGGACTCTCTTAGCATAACTTTTCTGGATTTTACCCAAAAGTTTCCAAGAGTTACCGAACGGCCTGCGCAGCATTGAGATAGTCTGGTCAAGAGTCGCCAGAATCTCACCACCAAGAATGACAGGTGAATTCATGCGTTCATAAGCCTTCATGAGCGCAATCTCCGCCATTCTCTCCAGATCCGCAGTTAGCGGATATGAAACTGGTGTCGCTGCTTCAACAGCTACCATGAAGTCACCGGAAACATTGTTATAATAGGTGCCAGCGGCATTCCTATCAGTACATGCTCCGGGGCTCATGAGCTGTCGCTCCGCGGTACTTAGGTCAAATGGTCCCATAACAATTTCACCACGAGCTTTCAACTTTTTCCAGCCCGGATGAGGGAAGTCACGGGTGACCTTCGTCTTGCCAGTCGTGCCAATAACGGCAGACCCACTAAAAGGAGGAGAGCCGGTTAATTGGCCACTCCAAGCAATACTAGAGGGCTCCGTTTCGTTGGTACTTCTGACACGCGGATAGATAATATCCATAAGGCCTCCTTGTAGGTAGTATACCTTGGAAGGTATACTTATAAACTAACTTGGCGATAAATCTTCGAGTTATCAGTGATGGTTTACTATCTGTGTTCAACACAGCTTAGCTCCAACAAAACTGGTAACTCGGAAACTAGCCGCC